TGACCGCGACAGGCGCCTCGCCCATTGTTGGTGTCGCTGGGGTCGCGCTTGATGACCTGACACTGGCCGCGACGGGTGGTGCACCTGCCATCGGCGGGGCATTGGCCGTCACGCTGGACGAATTGAGCCTTGCGAGCACCGGCACCAGCCCGATAGCCGGGGTGGCAGCGGTCACATTGGGCGCGCTGGCACTGGTCAGCACGGGCAAGCTGGCTGCGAAGGGAACGGCAAGCATCACCCTGGGGGCGTTGACGGCCTCGAGCACGGGCAATTCGCTGATTGCTGCGACCCTGGCCGCGACCCTGGCCGATCTGACCGCTTCGGCGGCAGGTGACGCGCCAGTCACGTCGGCATTGGGGGCGATCCTCGAGGACGTGACCCTTGTGGCCACGGGTGGGGCGCCTGCCCTGACCGGCACGCTGGCCGCGACGCTCGATGATCTGGCGCTTGGATCCACAGCGACGGCTCCGGCTGCTGCGGTGGCAGGGATCACGCTCGATGACCTGACGATCACCTCAACAGGGGTCGCGCCGGTTGTCGGCGTGCTGGCACAGCTCCTTGACCCGCTGACAGTGGTGGCGGAAGCCGAGTCGCAGACCGGAATCGAGGGGGAGCTCGCCGCCACGCTGGGCGATCTGGCTCTTGTTGCAACCGCTACATCGCCAGTCTCGGGGCTGGCAGGCATCACGCTGGGCGACCTCGCTGTCTCGGGCGCCGGCACATCTCCCGTAGTCGGCGTGCTGGCGTCAGGCCTCGCTGACCTCGGTATTTCGGCTACAGGGGCCAGTGTCATCGCAGCTACGGCTGCGGTGGCGCTGGATTCACTCACCCTTGTGTCCAGCGGGACGGCGGCAGACGTCACGCTGGGCGCATTGGTGGTCACGCTCGGGGATCTCACCGCGGCGGCAACCGGACAAGCCCTCGTCAAGGGCGAGCTCGACCGGGTGTTGGCCGATGTGGTGATGGGCGCGACCGGGCGCTCGGTGGTTGCGGGCGCCGCCAGCATCACCCTCGAGGACGTCACCGCCCTGGCGGTGGGCACTTCGAAGATTGTTGGCCAGTTGTCGCAAGCCCTCGAGGACGCCACCCTCGACGCCAGCGGCTACGTGTTCAGTACGGCGGCGCTCGATGCGCTGCTCGATGATCTGCTCCTTGCGGCGACTGGTTTCGCCGTCACCGTCGCGCCACCTGCTGCACTCGTCCCGATTCCGGCCAACCGACCGGACTCCTACGCCGATGGCAGCGTGTTGCGACCGCACGACCCGCTGACACCGGGGCAACGACCGCATGACCCGATTGGCATTGCAGCGCGCGATGCCTCTGGCCCGCTTGTGGCCAGCCAACCCAATGACACCCTCGACCCAGCCGAGCGCCCAAGCGGTGCGCTGCTGGTGGCCGAGCGGCCCTGACAGGACACCATTCCATGAAGATCGACGCGGAAATCACGTACCACGGCAAGTTCAGGCTGTTCCGCAAGGGCAGCGACGTGTTGATCTCGCAGCACTCCCAGGAGAAGGAGGCCTATGAGGCGGCCATGGACGCCGGGCCGGGCGACTACACCATCCTTCCCCCGACCTCGATTGAGTACAACCTGGCCGTCACCCTCGAGGACAGCGATCACCCGGCATGCCCTGTGCCCGACCCTGATCCGACGCCTGACCCGGAGCCCGAACCCGAGCCCGAGCCGGAGCCGGAGCCGGAGCCGGAGCCCGTTCCGACCACGCTGACGCCACTCGACACCAAGGCCATCACCAGCGTCACCCGTCCGGCCAAGGGCGTGCCCTTCGTCGATCCGGGCTACGGGCAGCCCATGGTCAGGGCATCGCAGGCCAGTGATGGCACCGGCAGCAGCATGCGCCACGAATACAGCCGCAGGCAGGCCTTCAACAGCGACGGCAGCCTCTACAACTGCCAGTCCAGCAACGGGTACTGGTACTGCTACGAGACCGCCACCAACAACGTGCTGCGCAAGCTCACCGACTTGGCTGGCGACTGCGAGCCGCTTTGGAGCCCGACCGACCCCGACACGCTGATCTACACCAGCCAGAACGGCGGAACGAAGTGGTGGACGAAGAACGTGCGCACCGACGTCAGCACCTTGCTGATCGACCTCGCCGGCAAGACCCCGTGGCCGACGGCCACCCACTTCTGGACGAAGGGCGAGGGCTGCTGCGACAAGAACGGGCGCTATCTCGCGCTCATGGCCGAGTCGAACGCCTGGGCGACGCTGGGCCTGGTACTGATCGACCTGACCACAAAGACGGTGGTGGGCACCATCGATGCAGGGAAGTTCGGCAACCAACGGCCTGACCACATCAGCGTGAGCGCCAGCGGCAAGTACGTGGTGCCAAGCTGGGCCTACCTGCCCACCCATGGCACCCGCGCCATCCCGGTGGCTGACTTCCAGTGGTCGGCCAGCCGTGTACTGGCACCGCAGTCGCAGCACTCCGACCTGTGCCTTGGCCCGGATGGGCAGGACTATTACGTCTATTTCGATTATTCGGACGACAACGCCGCGATCCGGTGCGTCGACATGGACACGCTGGCGTCCTTCGACATTCTCCCGCTGTACTACCCCGACCATGCGGCCTATGCCGGCCACGTGAGCGGCAAGGCGTTCAATCGTCCGGGCTGGGTGGTGGTCTCGACGTATGCCGACTACATGAACTACGGCAACATCAACCCGGCCACGGTGTTGCAACCGCCGTACCGCAAGGTGTTCCTGGCCGAGCTCAAGCCTGGCGGCGCCAAGCTCAACCTGTGCCATATCCACACGACCAAGTGGGATTACTTCAACGAGCCGCAGGCCAGCGTGAACCTCGACCTGTCCAAGGTCATCTTCGCCTCGACCATGGACACGACGAGCGAAGGTGATTCGTACATCGTCGAGGTGCCGGCGGTCTGACCATGGCTGGCGTGCCCACAAAGAAGGTGGCGAAAGTCACCAAGCAAGCGAGGAAGCGCAAGGCCAACGAGCGGGCGAGGAAGCGGGTTCCCGTCGTGATCCCCGAGCGGTTGGCCGATGCACCGCCCGAGATCCTTGCCGCGTACAAGGCGCTCAACGGGAAGCAACGGGTGTTCGCCCTGGAGTTGCCGACCGCCAAGAGCAAGGCCGATGCGGCACGGGTCGCCGGCTACACCGCTGCGACGGCCAACGCCAAGGCGCATGACATGGCGAAGGAGCCGCACGTGGCGGCGATTGTCGACTGGTGCATGCAGAAGGTGATCGGCAGCAGCCTGCTCACCATCGAACGGCTCAAGCAAGAGCTCGAGTGCATCGCCTACAGCGACCCGCGCAAGCTGCGGAGCGAGAAGGGCGGCCTGCTCGACCTCGAGGACATGGACGAAGGCACGGCGCGGGCGATCTCTGGCTTCGAGGTCAGCGACAAGGGCATCAAGGTCAACCTGTGGAACAAGCTCGCGGCCATCGATACCGCCCTCAAGTTGTTGAGCGCCTTCCCCGAGAAGAAACAGCAGGCACCCTCGGCCATGATCGTGGGCGTGGTGGTGGTGCCGGAGAAGGGGCAGTACAGGCACCCGCAGCGCGAGGCCATCGAGGGGACGCTCGGTAGCCCGCAGCGCGTGGATGGTGCGCGACCAGCCGGCAAGACGTTCCGGGTCACGAAGGACTGACGTGACCATGCTCCAAACCGCCCCGGCCTTCGATACGTTCGAGGAAGGCCAGGGAACGGTGTGGGAGGCGACACCGCGGCAAGCCGATTTCCTGTCCTGCGACGACTACGAAGTCCTGTACGGCGGCGCGGCAGGCGGCGGCAAGTCCGATGCCTTGCTGATCGACCTGTGGGCGCTGCAAGCCGGTGGGCCGGAGCACCCCCAGCACCGGGCGATCTGCTTCCGCCGCAGCTACCCCGAGCTCAAGGATCTGATCGATCGATCGCACGACCTGTTCCCGAAGTTCATCAGCGGCATCCGGTACGACAAGAACGAGCACATCTGGACGACGCCCATGGGGGCGAAGTTCGAGTTCGGCTATTTGAGCAACGACAACGACCGCTTCAAATACCGCGGTCGTGCATGGAACAAGATCGGCTTCGACGAACTGACCCTGTGGGCCACGCCGGTCTGCTACGAGTACCTAAGCACCCGCAACCGCTCCGTTGCGCGTGACTTGCCGTGCGAAATGCGCGCCACGACCAACCCGGACGGTGTTGGCCAGAAGTGGGTGATGGAGCGCTGGGGGATTCAGGAGGATGGCGGGCCGAGCCGCATCCTGGTGCCGGTGGAAAGGGAGTTGCCCGACGGCAATGGTGGTTGGCGGATGGAAATGTCCACCATCGCGCGCACCTTCATCCCGGCCAAGCTGTCAGACAACCCGTTCCTGCGTGGCACCGGCTACCGCGAACGGTTGGCGCTGCTGTCCCCGGACGTGCGCGACGCCTTGCTCAAGGGCTTGTGGTCGGGCAATCAGGTCGAGGGCGCGTACTACTTCAAGGAGATCCAGCGCATGCGCGCCGAGGGGCGCGTGGGTCGCATCCCGCACGAGGCCGGTGTGCCGGTCAACACGTTTTGGGACATTGGCTGGAATGACAACACGTCGCTGTGGTGCCATCAGGCGGCGGGCTTTCAGAACCGCTTTATCCACGCCTATCAGAACAGTGGGGAGCAATACGCCCACTATGTCGCGTACCTGCAACAGTTGTCAGCGGAGCGCGGCTACGTGTGGGGCACGCACTACGTTCCGCACGACGCCATGCACGCCACCATGGGCAGCGGCGGCGAGACCGGCCTGCGACAGCTTCGCGCCTTGTGGCCCGGCCAAGACTTCCAGGTCGTGCCGCGCATCGACAAGGTGCTCAACGGCATCCAGCAAGCGCGCGCTGCCATGTCCTCGTGCTTCATCGATGACACGCCCGATGGCTGCGCCGACGGCCTGGCGAGCCTGGCTGCGTACCGCAAGAAGTACAGCACCGTGGAGGGGGCGTTCACCAACATCCCCGTGCATGACACGCACTCGAACTACGCCGATGCCTTCCGCCAGTTCGCCCAAGGCTATGACAAGGCCATCGTCCACATTGCCGCTGCCGAGCCGGAGTGGAAGAAGAAATTGCGCCTGCACCACGGCTCCAAGCCCCGCAACCCCATGACTTCCTGACAGAGATCCCATGACCGACACCAACAACAACCGCGACGTGGCCCGCGACGTGTTCTGGCGGTATCTCGAGGTTTACGGGCGAGGTCACGACTGCTATATCCAGCGCGCGACACGGCTCGAGGAATACTACCTGTGCGGTGGCGGCCTGCCGGGCATGCAAGGCCATTGGCGCCATGCCGACCGCGCGGCCATCGAATGTGAAGGCCGCCCAGCACGCGAGATCAACACCATCCTGCCGACCGTCAACGCGGCGGCGGGCTATCAGATCAACAACCGCGTGGACATTGCCTACCTGCCGCGCGGGCGTGGCGCCGACGAGCAGACGGCCAAGGTCGCATCGAAGGTCATCCGGCACGCGCTGGATCTCACCATGTACCGCTATGCCGAGACCGACGTGTTCCTCGACGGCCTGATTCAGCAGCGCGGCTATCTCGACATGCGGATGGATTACAACACCACGACCAAGGGCAACATCTGCGTCACCGACCTTGATCCGGTCGACGTGCTGCCCGACCCGGATGCCAAGTCCTACAACCCCGATGGTTGGTCGGACGTCCAGATCACGCGCTTCCTGACGGCGCGCGACATTGAGGGCATCTACAGCAAGGAAGCGGCTGACGCGGTGGTCGAAAACTCCAAGGGCTATTGCGACATGAACTTCGGAGACACGGAGATCCAGCGCCGCGGCTTCGGCATGCCATCGAGCTACGCGAACGGCTGGGGCTGGTATGCCGACCGGGCCGAGGAACGCCGCTATCGCGTGATCGATCGCCAGTCCCATGAGTACGCCAACACCCTGGTGGCCATGTATCCGACCGGCGACTTCCGCAACGTCGAAGGCTACGAGCCGAACAAGCTGGCGTGGCTGATCGATCAGGGCGTGCAGGTGCTCAAGCGGCGGATTCGTCGCGTGCGCTGGGAGGTCTGTGCCCCGGAAGTGTGCTTCCACAACGAGCTTTCGCCTTACGACCACTTCACCGTGATCCCGTATTTCCCGTACTTCAGGCGCGGCAAGACCATCGGCTTGATCGATAACATGGTCAGCCCGAGCGACATGCTCAACAAGTTCGTGAGCCAGTACGAGCATGCCGTCAACACGGCGGCCAACTCCGGCTGGCAGGGCGAGGCCAACAGCCTGTCCAACATGCCCGACTCGGAGTTCATCGAGCGAGGCGCGGAGAACGGCCTGGTGCTGCTGCGCAAGCCGGGCACGGCGCCGTTCCAGAAGATCGAGCCCGGACAGGTGCCCAATGGCATCGACAAGATGATCCAGTGGAGCCACGACCACCTGAACATCGTGTCAGGCGTGGACAAGAACCTGCGCGAGCCCGAGAAGAATGACCTGTCCGGCGTGGCGGTGAAGGCCTTGCAGTACGCCTCGCAGCAAAAGCTGGCGATTGCCCTGGACAACTTGAGCCGCACCCGGCACATGGTCGCTGACCGCGCGCTGGGGCTGGCCCAACGCTTCATGGGCGACGAGCGCGTGCTCCGCATCACCGAGATCGACAAGTACGGCGTCGAGCGCCAGAAAGAATTGCCCATCAACGTGCGCATGGAGGACGGCTCGATCTTCAACGACCTCACCATTGGCGAGTACGACATGGTGATTACCGAGAAGCCCGCCGCGGTCACGTTCGACAGCAGCGAGTTCGAGCAGATGAAGGCCATGCGCGGGGAAATGGGCATCGCCATCCCCGACGCGACCGTTGTGCGCGCCTCCACCCTGTCCGACAAGAGCGACATTGCCGAGGCTATGCAGGAGCAGGAGGGGCAAGTCGACCCCCGCATCGAGGCCGAAGCCGCATTGCTGGCCGCGCAGACCCGCAAGGCCGACAACGAAGCCGTGGCCAAGAGCATCGAGTCGCAGTACAGCGCGATCCAGACCGCCCAGGCCATCGTGGTCACGCCCGAGGCTGCCGCATTGGCCGATGCCCTGCTGCGAAGCGGTGGCTTCGTGGACAAGGACGCCGCGCCGATCATCCCCGAGGCGCCCCCAGGCTTGGAGATCCCCGCCCAGGAAGGCGTCATTCCGCAAAACACACACCCCCTCGATCCGGCCAACCCGGAGCAAGGGATTACACGCGGGCTGTCTGACGGCCCCACCCAACCTGTCCAGTGAGAGCACCGATGAACGCAGAAAACCAGCCGCACCCGTCCACCATGACCGATGAAGAGAAGGCCGCATTGATCGCGTCCGACCCGAGCGCGTTCGATGAGGACGACGCCCCATCACGCAGCCTCGAGGCCGACACCAACGACGCGGGTGACGACGCTGGCGCCAAGACCGACACGGGCGAGACCGTGGCCGCGGGCGATGCAGGCGACGATGACAGCGCCGACATGATCCCCAAGGCGCGATTCAACGAAATGCTGGGCCGCGCGAAGGATGCCGAGGCCAAGCTGGCCGCCCAGGAAGCGGCTGCCGCTGCCGCTGCCGCCGAGCCGACGCGCAATGTTGCAGAAGAGTTCGCCGCCGCCGAGGCCGTCTACGACGCCCGCAATGCCGAGCTCTTGGAGCAGTACGAGGCAACCGACATTTCCTTCACCGAGTTCCATGCCGAGCAGGCCAAGGCGCTCAAGGCGTACAACGCCACCAACCGCGAGTTGAGCAAGCTCGAGGCCGTCCAGACGGCCAGGCAAGAGCAGGCGCGCATCGAGTCGGAGAAGGCGAACCAAAGCTGGCAGACGACCGTGACCGCATGGCGCGAGGCCAATGCCGAGTTCCTTGGCAACGCCATCCGCTACAACGCCGTGGCCGCGCTGATCGACGAAATTGGCAAGGACGGGTCGTTGAGCGACACCGAATTGCTGGCCAAGGTCGAAGCGCAAGCCTACGAGGCTTTCAATTGGCAGGGCGCCCGCACCGAAACCGGCAAGCAGGCCCAGGCCACGCCACACGCCACACGTAACGCTACCGACGCGCGCGCCGCCAGTTCCGCATCGGCACAGCCCGGTCAAATCACCGGCGGTGTTGGTGCCCGAGGCGCACCGACCGGCAAGATCGATCTGTCCACCCTCAAGCCCGGTGAGTTCTCCAAGCAGTCGAAGGCCGAGCAGGAAAAGCTGCTGGGCGAAGGCGCCGTTTGAATGTAAGGTGTCACATGAAAGACCTTGCTCCGGCAGGGCTCGCTCGCTGAGTACAGCGGTTCCGCTGCACACGCCCAGCGCAAAGGCGTGACCTCGGCTTAGGACAAGCCCGTCGCTTTGCAACGTCATCGCAATGGTTCCGCGCCGACCGGCGATCAGGTCGAAAACCCAACCCGACCTTTTTCCCCATTTTTTTCGGAGGCATTGCCATGTCTGGAACAGACTTTCACGCCCAGCAGCCCTACAACAAGGACGCCTGGGGCCACAAAACCTACGACGAGTACATCGAGCAGTTCTATTTCACCGGCATGCTCGGCCAGGGTGACGCTGCCGTCATCGACCACATCACCGAGCTCACCAAGAACAGCAAGGGCGAGTCGGGTGCGTGGATGCACCTGATTTCCGACATCCATGGTGGCGGTGTGGTGGGTGACAACCAAATGGAAGGCCGCGAGCGCGAGCTCGAGGCGTCCTGGATTCGTGCGCAGTTCGATCAGATGCGCAACGGCTTCGTCACCAAGGGCAACACCGCCGAGCAGAAGTCGGTCATCAACACCCGCAAGAACTTCCGCAAGAAGAACGCGCGCTGGTTGGCCGAGACCATGGAAGATCAGGCGATCCTCACCGCATCGGGCATCGGCTACGGCTTCAACGTCGATGGTTCGCCGCGCGTGACCCCGGCTGGCCAAGACCCGTGGACGGATCTTGCCTACGCCGCTGACGTGACCGCTCCTTCCGCCAACCGTCACGTCCGTTGGGACAGCACCACCGACACCTTCATCGCCGGCAACACGGGCAATGTGGTCGTTGGTGACAAGCCGGAGTACAGCATGCTCCCGCAACTCGAGGCTCTGGCGCGCCGCAAGCGCCTGACCCCGCTGCGCGTGGGTGGTGAAGAGTATTTCGTGTGGCTGATCCACACCGACTCGATGGCGAAGCTCTGGCAGGACGCGGAGTTCCGCTCCATCGTCGTGAACGGCGAAATGCGCGGTGGCAACAACCCGATCTTCAAGGGCTCCAAGGTGACGATGAACAACATCATCATCAAGCCGTACCTGCGCGTGTTCAACACGGGCGGCGCGGCATCGGGCTCGAAGTGGGGTTCCGGTGGCCTGGTCAACGGCACCCGGTCGTTGCTGCTGGGCACGCAGGCGTTGGGCATGGTCGATCTCGGCCCGGTTGGCTGGGAAGAGGACTTCCGCGACTTCCGCAACCGTTGGGCGCTGTCCATCAACAAGATGGGTGGCTGGATCAAGCCCAAGTTCAAGGACAGCTACACCGGCACTGTCGAAGATTACGGCCTCTGCGCCGTGGACTTCGCCCTGTAAGCCACCCGCAAACGGTTGCGCCGTCGCCCTTCGGGGCGGCGGTTCCGCCGTGACTCATCACGCGCCCAAAGGAGGGCAATCTCATGGCCGTCAAAAATGCTTTCAACCGCCAGAAAGTGCTGGCAATCGTCGCTGACCTCGGCATCGGCAACATCGGTGCGGGCAACGAAGTCACCGCCAAGCTGCCCCAGGGCGCCTTGGTGGTCGACGTGCAGTCCCATACCGTGACCGCGTTCGATGGCACGACCAACACCGCCACCATCACCGACGGAACCACCGCGTTCGTCAGTGCGGTGGATGTGAAGTCGACCGGCATCGAGACCGCCGCGGTCGCCGGGAAGTTCTACCCGCAAGGTGGAACGATCACCTTCTCGCTCGCACAGACCGGCACCGCGACCGTTGGCCGCAACATCGGCGTCGTCCAGTACGTGCAACTCGGCGTCGGTGACGCGGTGTACGGCTAATCACCGAAGTGTTCGTTGTACCCACCGAGACCCGGCAGCAATGCCGGGTCTTTTCACATGCACCAACACGCTCCACAACTCGAGGACACCATCATGAAGTTCCGTTCCCCGTCACCTGACTACGACATTCGCGTCGCGTTGCTCTCTGGCCACACGGAAATCATTGGCCGTGAATGGCAGGAGATCCACCCGATGTTCCAGTCCGAGGCCATGGCCAAGGGCTGCCAGTGCGATGCGCCCTACTACGAGCAGCAGACCAGGATCGAGGGCACGCCCGAGGCGATGAATCGCCAGTTCACGGTCGACGACCTGTACCGGAAAACCCTGACCGAAATGCTTGCCCGCAGCGAGGAAGGCGACTTCACCGTCGACGACTTGCCCAACATCACCGTCGTGTCCTCGCTGGCCGGCTTCGGTGCCCGCAAGGAGGACGTGCTCCGCGTGTTCCGTGAAATGCAGGCAGAGGCCGGCATCACCGATCCCAAGGACGACGACGACACGCAGCCGGAAGCCTAACCATGAACCTGGCCGAATTGATTGCCGAGGGGCGGGACAGGGCGGATGACGCCAAGGGTTTCCAGCAGTACAGCGATGAGCAGTTCGCGCGCTGGCTGTCAGAAGCCGAAAGCGAGGCCGCCATCCGTGCCAAGTTGCTGTTCGATAGCAGCACCGAGGACTTGCTCACGTTCGACATTGCCGCCAATCAGGCGATTGTCGAGCTCGACCCCGTGATCTTCGCAATCGATTCGGCCCGGTTTACCGCCAACACGGGCGGGCGAGGGCGGCAGCTTTGTGCCGTCGGCCTCGACTGGATACAAGACCAGTGCGATTGGCAGGGCCGGTCGTGCTCGCGCCCTGGGTACTTCACCCACTTCGAGCGCAGCAAGCTGCGGATTTGGGAGACCCCTTCCGTGGCGGGCGTGTTGACCCTCGAGGTCTACCGCCTGCCCCTACTGGCCCTCGAGGATGACGAGGACGAGCCGGAGATCGCCATCGAGCAGCACATGAACCTGATCGATTGGGTCATGTTCCGCGCCTACGGCACCAAGGATTCCGAGGAATCCGACCCGCAACGCTCCGCTGACGCCCTGGCCAAGTTCGAGGCCAGCTTTGGCACCCGCAACTCCGCCGACGTGATGCGCAAGCACCGCGAGCAGCGGCGCATCACCACCAGGATGGTGTGATGGCAGGCGTACCCGACGACCGGCTGGTGTCCGTGGGGCCATGGCCGCTGGGGGTCAACAACCTGGCGAAAGAGGGGCGCTTGCCGACCGGCGAGAACGGGCATCCGGTTGCGCTGCGCGAGGCCGACAACATCGACATTGACCGCGATGGCTTCGTGACGCGCCGGCAAGGCACGTCGCGCTTCCACGCCGGAACCCTTGTTCATTCGCTGTGGGCGCATGCAGACCTGCCATTCGGCCTGTTTGTCGATGACGGCATCCTCAATGCGGTGCTCCCTGATGGTCGCGTCGAGGACGTGGATGCTGACCCGGTAGGCGGGGCACCAGTGAGCTATGACCTGATCGGGGAGCGCGCCTACTACGCCAGCGTGTTTGCCAGCGGCATGATCGGTGCCGACATGGTGCCGCGCGCGTGGGCACCAGAGCATCCGGGCGGGCAACCCCATCTGGCCTCCACCACGGGCACGCTCACCGCGGGGCAGTATCAGGTCGCCGTGACCTTCATGGATGACCTGGGCCGCGAGTCGGGCAGCACGGGCGCCGTGGCGATCGATCTTGCCGACGGGCAGGGGATTGCCTTGTCGAGCATCCCGCCGGCCAACGAGCCGAGCACGGTGCGGGTCAACATCTACCTGACCGGCCCGAATGACAACGTGCTGCGCCTGTACGGCAGCCTGGCGCCCAACGTCGCCACCATCACCCTGGTCTCGGCAGCCAACGGGCGGGCGCTACAGACCCAATTCCTTGCCGCTCTACCACCCGGACAACTCACCTGCGGCCATAACGGTCGGCAGTTCGTGGCCACGGGGCGCAACCTGCGCTGGTCGGAGCCGCTTCGTTACGGCATGGCGCGCAGCACGTCGCTCATGCGCTTCAACGCACCGATTGACCTCATGGAGCCGGTGGGGCGGGGCACCGAGGGTGCTGGCCTCTATGTGGCTGCTGGCTCGCGCACCTACTGGCATGGCGGCACCGATCCTGGCAACTGGAACCAGGTCATCGCGTCCGGCCATGGTGTCGTGCCCGGTACGGCCTGCCGCGTCACCGCCGACGTGCTGGGCTTCGATGGCAAGTTCCCGGTGTCGGTGTGGCTCAATCGCGGCGGTCAGTTCTGCGTCGGCATGCCCGGTGGCCAAGTGGTGCCGCTCAAGCGTGGCGAGTTCGTGGCCAATGACGCTGACCGAGGCGCCGCGCTGTTCCGTCAGGGTGCGGGCCTGCAACAAATCATCACCAGCCTGCGCGGTGCGCGTCACAACAACTTGGCGATCACCGACAGCGTGGTCGCTCACATCATCTACGACGGTTCCGTTCCGTGAGCGGCTACTTCGTCCCCCGTGCCGTGCGCACACAACGCATGGCGCTTTGCCGTGCTTGTGAGCACAGCCGTCAACACAAGCATTTCTGCTCCGAGTGCAACTGCGTGCTCGAGGGCAAAACAAGAGTCGCGGGCGAGGCCTGCCCGATAGGCAAGTGGCACCTACACACCCACCAAGACCCGGAGCGTAAGACATGAAAACCCCCAGCATCTTCACCGACGCCGCCCGCGCGCTGCGCAACTTCAAGGCCGAACTCACGGGCGATGGCAGGATCTATGTCCCCGATGCCCATGCGTTCGTCGGCGGCTTCTTCCGCCACCGCTACGCACCCCCAGGCATGCCGTTCGGGCCTGCGTGCATCGAGCCCAACCGCGTCGTCACCGAAGGGTTGGTGAAGATCGTCAACCTGCTGGGCGGCCACGTGACGGCGGTGCCGCTCTACATTGCCCCCTTCTCGGGCAACGTCACCCCGCAAGCGTCATGGACGGGAGCAAACTTCACGGCCAATGCCACCGAGTTCACCGCCTACAACGAGGCCACGCGATTGCCGTGGACGACCGTTGCGGCGACCTCGAGCGCATCGCTCATCAACACCGCTGCGCTGGCGGCGGCGACCTTGACCCTTTCCAGTGGTGGGCCGTACACCGTGCGTGGTGCCGGCTTGCTCGAGGCATCGGCCAAGTCGGCCACAACGCTCAAGCTGATCGTGGCCAGCCGCTTCGCTGCTGACCTGACCGGCCTTGTGGCTGGCGGCAAGCTGGCGCTCGAGTACGGCATCAGCGCCGTGGACGAGGCCGACGCCTAACAAATGGCGCGGTACACCGAATGGACACACGTTCGCGTCCTTGGGGCGCCCCATGAAGCCGGGGCGCCCTATATCGCTGAAGGTCGCAAGCTGCTGGGCGCGGTCATGGACGATGCCAAGGTCAATGGCCTGGGCACCCACAAGATGCGCAAGGAGCTCCCCGACGGCACGGTGATCGTGGCCGAGAAGCACGGCGAGATCCCACGCATCACGATTTACCCGGTGATCCCGGTCAATCCGGTCAAGAAGGTCGCGCTACCGGGCGACTTCGTGGTGTGGGCGCGCAATGCCGCGCTTCCCGACGGCATTGATCCCGACTACCCGCAACAAATCCTTCGTCCCAGCGAGAGCGGGGATAGCTGGAACACGTTTTTCTACAGCGATTCGACGGCAGGCTACGAGCTATTCGGTGGCGAGAAGGGAACCTATGTCGGCACCTTTCCAGAGGGCATCGCCCACGCGGGTAACTGCGACTGGTGGAGCGGTGAAGAGACCGATCTGCGGATTAGCTGGTATGGGCCTTCGTGCAACGTGTGGCAGGACGGCTACGTGCAGCCGAGCGCCGAGTACGGCCCCTACGTGTTCATGCTGGGCAAGGTGTTGCTGGACACCTTCGATTACTCCGCCAACTCTGAATATGGGTTCGACGGCGACACCCACATCGTCGGCGCTGCGCTGCGCAAGATCGGCGCGCTTTGGTATCTCTACACCGCGCAGGTATTCCTCAACGACATTGAGACTGCGCCAATCTACATCGACAGCGAGGACGTCGACCGTGTGTTCAGTTCACCCAACGCCGGAACGGGCGTGGCCACCATCAGCTTCTACCGTTTCGACCTGATCCAGACCACCGATATTGCGGGCGTCGAACGCTTCACCGTTGCCTACGACAGCGCTATCTTCCTGCTCGGCACCGACCTGTTTGGCTCTGATCCATGGTTCTTCAACAAGGATTGCACGCGCGCGGTGGCTTACACCGGAGCGCAGTACCACGCGCCTTACCACGGCTCCGCATCGCCGGAGTCGGGCGGATGGGGAGCCACCATCCTCGATCCGGTCTACCTCGACCCAGGTGATTGGGACACGTTCCTGCCGACCGAGACACAAGACATTGTGACCGTCGCTCTTGATGAGGAAGAAGCCTCGATCCTGACCACGGAAACGGTGTCGATCACCAACGACAACACGCCTGTTCCCATCGCCGTTGCCTATGACAAGGACGGCAACCGCGTCGAAATGACGTGCCGGGTCACACCCGACATGCTGGTGTTCTTCAATCAGGACGGCACCGACCACAATATGTGGGAGGTTCAGGAATACAACGCGGGCGGCATCAACTATGCCGACGGCACGAAGAAGTGGGTGTTCTACAGCAGCTTGCGCGATGGCGTGCTGGTGCTGCTGACCCGGCGACTGCGCTTCACCACCGACTTCATATCCGCTTTCGAGCGGTTCGGCGCGCACGTTGAAATCTGGCGTAACGGCGAGCTTGTCCATACCCAAGAAGTCATCACCGCCGCTGAACAGGCCAGCTACAGTTTCGGTCTTGGTGACTACTTCTTTGCCAATGCGCGCAAGTGGGACGGCCTCAAGGGCGTCAACATCTTCCCCCGCTTTTGGGTCTATGGCGTGTGTTTCGTGTTGGTTCCTGGCGATGAGGACTTTCCCGGAACGAACCTCGATTTCTGCGGCGCGGTGGCGTCGTTCGCCGCGATCCTGCGCCCAGCCGATCAGTATTTTGGTCTTTGGGACATTGGTAGCGCCACCCCGCATTGGGCCGCATCCATCGGTGAGTTGAGCCCGGAAGGATTCAACGCGACTCGCATCGACAAGGATGGTTACTACAGCGACCTGGGTTGCGCGGCCAACGAAAACGTCATGTCGCTATCGATGGGTATTCCGACGGTCGATGGCGACCGCAGTTTCAGCTACGTCACCGGCAACTCGCTGGGCGTCTTGACTGGTGTGGGCAGCACGGATGCGCGCTACCACCCGATCTGGCGACTCGGCAAACCCGCAGCACCGCTCCCCTAACATCGAAGGATTATCACCATGGCTTTGAAACTCTCCACGGCCTCGGCCAATGCAGGGCTCAACGGAACAGGGTTCAAGGAGCAGTTCAACCTTGGATTCCTCTACATCTTCTCCGGCACGGTGCCAGCCACCGCCGCCGAAGCCCTGACCGTACCAGGCACCCATCAAAGCCTGGTCAAGATCAGCAACAACGGTGGCGCGACCGGCTTGACCCAGGACGCGCCATCGTCGGGCGTGTTGAGCAAGGCGGCTGCCGAAACGTGGAAGGGCACCGTGGCCAACTCCGGCACCGCGACCTTCTACCGCTTCTGCGCCGCTGGAGACAACGGCCAAGGCGTCGCTGACGGCAGCACGGGCTACCGCGTGCAGGGCACCGTGGGCGGCTCCGGCTCCGGCGCCGACCTCGAGCTTGGCAGCACGACACTCACCACATCATTTGAGCAGCCCATTTCGACGTTCGACTGGACGTTGCAGGGCGGCTGATGGCACGACCTGACGAAAGGCGGGCATCCCCATGAGCGGTTGGCGTGATCCCAGGTTCCTCGACCCGCTCGTCTACGGCACCGCCAGCGCGGTGCTATCCGGGCTGGACGTGCACGCCGATGGACGTGTTGTGTTCGGCTGGGGCGGCTCCCCGTCCTATGCGCACAACGGCGTCTATGCCGCTGGCCTGTACTCCGTCCTGCCCGATGGAAGCGTCGATAGCGGCTGGACGGTCACTACCGCCAGCACCAGGCCAACGACGGTAGTTGCGCTGCCCAACGGCAAGACCGCGTGCGCAGGCTATGAGCTCAAGTATTCCGGCACTGATCGCCTTGTGGCCATCATCAATGATGACGGCAGCGTCGATACCAGCGTGTCATCGCTCGATGCCACGGCAGGCGACCCCTACGTGCGCTGGATCACGGTCGATGCCAGCGGCAATATTTGGCTATTTGGCGACTTCAACGCCATCAACGGACATGCGACCTACAAGGTTGCAAAGCTCGATCCCGATGGCGAGCTGGACACCAGCTTCGCCGCGCCTGCGATCACCAATGGCGGCAGTTTGGCCTACGGCTACGGTGGCTGCCCGCTGGCCGATGGCTCGGTCATCGTGTGCGGCAACTTCGACACCGTTGGCGGTGTGACCCGCAACAAGGTCTGCAAGCTGTCATCGACCGGCGCACTCGTGACCGCTTTCGTGGATCTCGCGCCATCAGTAGGTAGTGGCACCCTGGCGGTGAAGTCGGCGCGGCAGATGGCGGGCGGCGACCTGATCTTGTCAGGTCACTTTGACGTCATCGGTGGTGAAAGCATCCCTGGGCTGGCGCGCATCGACCCGTCCGATGGCAGCGTCATCACGGGCTGGCCAGAAACCGCGCTAAGTACCAACATCGACGTGCCGTTTTTCCTGATCGACTCGTCGGACACCGTGTACTACCCGGTGTTTAACAATGGCATCAAGATCGTCATTCTCGGCATCCTCGAGGACGGCGGCGCCGCCTATGAGCAGTTCTCGCCGGTTCGGGTCACGCGCTCGCTGATCTCAACGGTGGACGTGGCGATGATGGCGCTTGGCGCCGATCAGACCATCACCTTCTCCGGCAAGTTCGATGCGGTCATCAACGTGCCCAGCACCGGCATTGGCCGCGTCAGAACGACACCTGACCCGGTGGTGTGGGAGGGGATGCTCGACTCCGGTTTCCTCGACCCGGCGAACGTGTATAGCGTGCTCTGCACGCTGCCTGACGGGCAAATGCTGGTCGCTGATAACCACGACATTCTGCGGCTCAATGCCGACGGCACCGTCGACACCACATTTACCGCTGCGGTTGACGGCTACCCATACGGCGCCACCCCGCTGACCGGCGACCGCTACATGATTGTCGGCAACTTCACCACCTGCAACAGCACGGCGCGCGACAACATGGCCGTGCTCGACCTGGACGGCAGCCTCAACTCGTCCTTCCCGTCGATGGACATGACCGGCTTCCTGGACGACTCGTTGAGCAGGGCCGTACAGGATGCCAGCGGCAACATTTGGGTCGGCGGCAACATCTACACCATGGATGGTCATACCTCGTATGGCGCGGTGAAGATGAGCAATGCCGGTGTTGTGGACACCGGCTACGCGGCACCAGCCACCAACTCGGCACCCAAGGGCTTCTTGCTGCTGGCCGATGGCGGTGTGCTGATCTATGGCGGATTCAGCGCCGCCGACGGAAGCACCTATAAGGGCGCGTTCAAAACCACCAGTGATGGCACGCTCGATACGACGTTCACAAACCCGGCAATATCAGGGCGATCAGAGTACGTCGCTGATGCGGTGCAACTATCGACTGGCGATCTAGTCCTCGTCGGCAGCTTCCAGACAGTCCATGGCTCGGGATTGAGCTCCTTCAGCCTGTGCCGCTTGAACGCCAGCACCAGTGCGCTTGTCGCCTATCCCAGCGTCAAGAACGACCAGCTTCTGCCCGACAGCACCGATTACGAAGCCATCGCGCTTGATAGTAGTGATCGCATCTATCTCGGGCGTGGGCCGCGCGTGCTCGCCTCGGGTGCGATTGATCGCACCTACGAGCCGGTGCGCTCAACGTCCAGTTCCTTTTTCCGGGCCAAGCTCTCTTTCGATGAAAGCAGGCTCATCACGTCAGGCCTGTTCACTGACATAAACGAAACCAGCGTCAACAAGATCGCTTCGATCATGCTCGAGGCGCCGGAAGGCGGCGCGGGCTCCGGCCTGTTGCTGCTCTCGACGGAAGGCATTGGTGTAACACCAGGCGAAGGTGAAGGCCTCATCACACTGTCCGGTTCCGCTACTGGCCCCGGTGTCGAATCTCCCGGCGGCGCAGCCGGAACCATCACGCTTATCGGCTCTGCCGAAGGCGGCGCAGGAGTTCTACCCATGGCAGAAGGCTCCGGCATCTTCGTGTTGACCGGACACGGCCTCGACGTGATTGCTGAATCAGTCACGCTCGGTGACGTGATCGTCGGTGGCAGCGGCTTGGTCGCTACCCCAGGCATGGTGATCCGGGAGCGACTTGTCACGATGAGTTCGCGCCTGGCGACCTACGAGGGCACGCACACGCTCAATGATGCTATCGCCATGGGCGACAGCACCGCCTACGTGCTCTTTGTGCTGATCGAGGAAGGGTTGGTGCTATCTGGCGTGACGGCACCCGACTACACCGTCATTGCCCGCGTGATCGCCCGGCTGATCCTCGAGGGCCACGCCACCAGTTACATCGATGCGGTGGTGCAGATCATTGACGCCATGGTGCTAGGCGCGCTCACCGATGCCATGACCTTTGGTGGCTTGTCGGAAACAGTTGTGATGAATGACGTCATCAGCGGCCTGTACTTGCTGTTCGCGCAAGTGCTCGAAAAGCTGGTGCTGTCCGACACCGCGACGGGCACGTCGACGGCCTACGTGCTGCTGCATGAAGCCGTGGTCATTGGTGACAGCCTGGGGCATGGGCTGGAAATGACTGCCGCGCTGCACGACAGCATTGGCTTTGTCGCCAACCTCACCTTCGATGACGGCGAGTACATCGCCTGGGTGCTCAACACCGAGGGCAGCAAGGCCGTCAGCCGGTACACGAACTTTCCGTTCAACAGCTTCGCCAAGCTGGGCGACCGCTACATCGGCGCCGACTCCACGGGCCTGCATTGGCTCGATGGCGAGGACGACACGGGCGAAGCGATCAACGCGCGCTTGCGCGCGGGCATGTCGAGCATGGGGTCGACCCGACTCAAGCGGCTGCCCGAGGCCTTCATTGCCTACACCAGTGACGGAACGCTGCTGCTGCGCGTGATCCAGGTCGATGATGAAACCGGGGAGAAGGTGGCCGGCAACTTCCTGCTGCGCCAGCGCCCGGCGACCAACGCCTATGAAAGCCGCTTCGAGCCCGGTCGCGGGTGGAAGGCGGTGAGTTTCGACATTGAGCTCGAGAACGTCGACGGGTCGGATTTCGACCTGACGTCGCTCGAGTTCCGCCCCCTGATGCTCGACCGCCGCACGCGCGGCTGACCGGAGAACCCAATGCCACAGACATGGTGCCCCGCAACGGGAGACTTCGCCGCGCTCTTGGTTGACCAAGCGCACACGAAGTTCATGAATCGCGGTGATGACGTCTACGACACCGCCATCGAAAGCCTGGGCGAACTTGGCGACCTGACGCCCGCGCCGTATGCCTTCAACATCGACTTCGATTTTGAAGGCCAACTCACGCCGTTCCAGCGGCCCACGCGGCCTGACCTTGATGCCTCGGGCTTTGCCTTCCAGTCCCCGGACGCCATCGGCCTGTCACCCGAGTACGTGCCGACCCCGCTGACCTTCACGACCTCCCCCGAGATTGACGTCATTGCACCGACGCTCAACCTGCCGGCGCGGCCTGACCTACCCGCGCTCGCGTTACCGATTGCGCCGCCGCCGCCCGATGAATTGATCTTCCCGGTGGAGCCCGACTACGAGCTCCCGCCCACGCCCACCTTCGAGGAATTGCACCTGCCCGACGCGCCCGTCGTGGTGATCCCGACCTTCGATGCCGTTGCGCCCGTGTTCGTGGAGCCGCCCTTCGATGAGTCGTGGAACTTCACCCCGACGGCCTACGAGCAAGTGCTACTGGATGACCTGACGGCGAAGCTGCGGCCCATGATCCAGGGTGTTGCCGCGCTGCCCGAGGCCATCGAGCAAGCCATCTTCGAGAAGATGCGCAGCCGCATCGAGATCGAAGTCAACCGCGACGTCGACCAGGCCATGACCGAGTTCAGCGCGCGCGGCTTTGCCGAGCCGCCCGGCCAACTGGCGGGCCGCGTCAACGAGATCCGCCAAGGGGGCGCCAACCGGATAGCCGACGCCAGCCGCGACGCGGCGCTCAAGCAGTACGAGGAATCGAACGCCAACCTGCGCTTCGCCATCACCCAGGGCGCCGCGCTCGAGGGTGTGTTCATCCAGCTTCACATCGAGGAACAGAGGTTCGCGTTGCAGGCGGCCATCGAACAGCGCAACAGCGCCGTGGCGATCCTCAACGCGCGGATCTCGATCATCAATGCCCGGCAGGCGGCCTACGAGTCCGAGGCCCGCGTATTCGAGTCGAAGCTGCGCGCCTCGCTGGCGACCATCGAGGTCTACCGTGCCGAGCTCGAGGGGGAGCTCGCCCGCGGCCAGATCAACGACCAGCGCATCCGCCTGTACGAGGGCTTGCTCCGTGGCGTGAACGTGCAGGCCGACTTCTACCGCAACCGCATCGAAGCGGTGAAGGTGCGCTCCGACGCAGACCGCAATGTGGTCGAGCGGTACAAGGCCGAGGTCGACGCCTATGACAGCCGCATCCGTGCCTATTCCGAAGAGTGGCGCGGCTATGCCGCTGCCGCCGACGCCGAGGGCAAGAAGGCTGATATCTTCAAGTCCATCGTGGATGCCAACGCCAAGCGGGTCGATGCCTGGGCGACGACCAACAACCTCGAGGTCGAGAAATCGAAACTGCACATTGCCGAGCACGGCCAGAAGTTGCAGGCATGGGAGGGCACCGTGCGCAAGTTCACCGCCAGCCTTGAGGCCGAGAAGCAACGGCTTGACGCGGTGGCGCAGCTTGCTTCATCGCAGGCCCAGCTTTACAGCGCAGACGCCAGCGTCGAGGTCAGCGCCAGCGCGGCCACGGATCGCAGCTTCGAGCTTGGCATGGAGAAGGCCAAGGCTGATGCCGAGGCGCAGTACCGTGCCGCCGACCTGGCCATTGTCCAACTCAAGGGCATGTTCGATCAGCTTATTGCGATCAAGGAAGCAACGGCCCGCATTGCGTCGCAACTGGCGTCCAGCACCATGAGCGCGGTCGGCTACAACGCGGGCGTGTCCAGTGGCCATAGCGTTGGCCAGTCCTGTTCCACCAACTTCTCCTTCGTCGGTGAAGTCTCCGACGCTTGACCCTTTACCACCGCAGCACCACCACACAGAGGATAGGACGATGGCTGACCCGAAGAAGAAGCGTAGCGCCGCAGAGCAGGCGTATGAAGCCGGCCAAGGTGCCCGTGGGCGCGCGCTGGATTACGGTGCCGCCCAGCGCAATGTCGTGGCGGGTGCAGGGCGCACGTTTGCCAGGCCGCTGGTGGCTGCAACGGCAGCGGCAGAGCCGTATGCCCGCGGATTCCTTGGCGCCGGCAGGCCAACCGACCCCGGCGAATCCCGTGCCGATCGGAACCCGTTTTCCGCCACGGGCCCGGCCCCAGCCCCAGCCACGCCTTCTGCCCCGTCGCCACAAGCGCCGCCTGCACCCACCACGTCCTTTGCTGGCACCGTTGGTGGATCGTCGACCGCGCCGAAAGACAACCTGCCCGGTGGCGTCACCCGCACGCTCGATGCCAAGGGCAACGCGGTCTACGCCAACACCCCCGGCGTGGATGGGTCGGCGCCGATTGTCCGGCGCCCGACTGCGCCATCCCCCATTGCCACGGAGTATTCATTCGCTCCCCAGGTACAGGCCACCACCGAGCGCACTTTGCAGGGCCAACGAGGTGTCACATTGGACACCCGAGCCGATGCCGCCAGCGTGCTCAACCCCATGAGCGCCGATGCAGAGCTCATGCGCCGCTTCGAGATCAGTCAGGGCTACGGCAGCAACAAGGGCAGCCCACAGGCCCGCCGTCTTGCCGGTGAGGCGATCCTTGGCCAACTCGGTGCACGCAACCAGGCGAGCGCAGCAGGCCAGCAGGCGGCCAACGCCACGCTGGGGCAGGGCGCCGTGCTCGAGGCGGGCGCCAATCAGAGCTACGCCGACCGCCGACTGGACGCCGACAAGGCGAACGTGGCGTCGCAGCAGGTGGACAACGCGCTCATCGTGGATCAGGCACGGCCCAACCAACTGGTGCGCGCCCTCGACGGCACCACCAGCGTGGTGCGCAACGACGGCACCGCGTCGACGCTGCGCGGCGAGGATGGCAAGGCCATTCAGGAGGCGCCGACGCAAGTGCCGGGTGAAGTCACATCGAAGGATCGGTTCGATGCGCGCGCGGGCGAGATTGCCGCGATCCAGAAGAACGAAACGATGACCCCGGAAGAGCGCGTCGCCGCCATCGCGGAGGTCGATGCGCGCTATGCCGTGGGTGGCGGGGAGCAGGAGAAGCCGCCAGCGGCCTACCCGAACGCGAGAAAAGCGCCAGACGGGAAGTGGTACATCCAGAATGATGACGGGAGCTATTCGTTGGTGAATCAATAATGGATAAGCTCACCCGCGTTGATTACGACCCGTTCGCCGCCGCGCCGAAGCCCGACGAGGCCGCCCAGGGAGCGACAACGAAGGTCGATTACGACCCGTTCGCTCGCACGCTCGACCCGAAGCCCAAGGCCAGCGAGGACGGCGACTTCATGCGCGGCTTCAAGCGCACGCTGCCCGAGCTCAAGCAACTGGCGGGCGGCACGCTCGCCGCTGTAGGCGACGTGACCGGGCTCGATTCGGTCAGGGACTACGGCCTCGAGAAGTTCAAGGAAGGCGAGGCGGTCACTGGTGCGCTGCACAAGGACACCGACTCGTTTACCGAGGCACGCAAGCAGGGGCCGGGCGCGCTGGTGGACTTCGCGCAAAACGCCGCCGGCTATGTGGGCGGGCAAGCCCTGGAATCGGTCGCTGCTGCCGGTGCCGGCGCGCTGCTGGGCTCCGAAGTGCCGGTGGTCGGCAACGTCGCGGGCGCCGTGGGTGGTCTTGTGGCCAAGAAAGCCATCAAGAAGATGGCGATCAGCGAGGGCAAGCGGCTGGCCGAGGAAATGGTGGCCAAGGGCGCCAGCAAGAAGATCGCGGAGAAGGTCGCGGAGAAGAAGGTGGCCGAGACAATGGCCAGCGAAGCGACCAAGAAAACCCTCAAGAAGGTGGGCGGCGCGGCCATCGGCAGCCAAGCCTTCAACTCCATGATGGAGGTCGGCTCGGTCTATCCCGAAGCCATGCGAATGGCCGACGAGCGCGGCCAGCCGTTGACCGGCATGGAGAAGGCGCGCGCGGTGGGCTCCGCCCTGGCCGCTGCTGGCCTCGAGTCCGTGGCTGACCTGTTCAACCTGGGCCTGCTGTTCAAGGGCGTGAAGAACGTCGGCAAGACAGCCGCCAAGGAAACATTGGCCGGCGCGGCCAAGGCCTACGGCAAGCGTGCCGCCGTGGCGGGCACCGAGGGTGCATTGCGCGAGGCCGGCACCGAGGGTGCACAGACCTTCCTCGAGCGGTTCGGCGCCCAGCAGTCGCTCAACGACGCCGACGCCTGGCGCGATTACATCGACTCCGCCGCGGTGGGTGCCGTGGGCGGTGGCCTGTTTGGTGGCGCGGCTGCCTTCCGCACGCAGGAGGCCGAGGCGAAGGGCAAGAAGCCGCCGCGCACGCCGCCGCCGTTCGGTGGCGACCCGGCTGACCTGTACCGCAGCCAGATGCTCAACGCGAAGGACAACACGGCTTTCGAGGCCGCGCACGCCAAGCTCTACAACTACCTGAAAGAGAACAAGCGCCTACTCGAGCAAGATCCGGTGATTGTTTCCCCGGACGGCACCGCGACCACTGGCCCGCAAGCGTTCGACCAGCAGACCGCCACGGCGGATCGCCTTGCCGAGCAGGAAGCCTTGGGCCTGACCCCGCTCAAGATCGACACCGCGCGTGCACGTGCCGGCCACACAGCCCCCACGCTCCCCAGCGGCGCACCGCTGCCCGACGCCTCCAATGGGCCGCTATCCCGTGCGGTGAACCTGGGAGCCGCCACCGGGGCGCTGGACGAGGCTGCCCAAAAGCAGCGCGAGGCCGCGCGGCAGGAGGCCGGCGCACATGGCGAGAAGGACGGCGCCAAGACCAAGACCGACGAGGCCAGCGGGCGCACGGAAACAGCGATCACCGTTGGTGACGACGGGCGCCTGTGGGGCAACGACAAGATCAGCGCATATCTCGACGGGCAGGCCCGTCATGGTGCGATTTCAGACCCCGACACCATCGCCAAGGCGTTCGGCATTGAGCCGGAGCAGGCGGCCACCCACCACAAGCAGGCCAGCGAGCGCGCCCAACTGGCACGCGATAAGGCGGATCTCGACAAGGTAGGCACCACTGATGACGTATCCACCGGACGAACCGAACCAGCGGCACCCCCTGGCGATGCTGGCGTGGACGCTGGCGGGAATCGAGTCGAGGCTGCTGACAGTGCGAGCGGTACTGCTGTCGAAACTCCTGACGCCCCCGGCGCCACCACCGCCCCCGGAGTCGAGGCAACTGACGCAGGAGCGCAGGTTGACGGCGAAGCGACCGCTCGACCCCTGACCCCTACCACAGAAGCGGCCCCCGAAAACGCTATAGCGAATCCTGAAACCGCTATAGCGGATTCCCAGGCAACCCCTCCTGACGCCCTGGAAGGCGCGGCCCATACCGCCGCGACCAGCCCGAAGAATGACCTGCCGGAGCCGACCGCCGCGCAGAAGGAGGCGGGTAATTACCAGAAGGGCCACGCCCGCGTGGCTGGCATGGACGTGTCCATCGAGAACCCGGCGGGCAGCAAGCGCCAGCCCGAATGGCCGCCGCTGGCCAACCACTATGGTTACTTCCGCGGCACCGTTGGCCACGACAAGGATCATGTCGACGTGTTCCTGACGGACAAGGCGGATGACACCAGCCTGCCCGTGTTCGTGGTCGACCAGCACAACAAGGACGGCAGCTTCGACGAGCACAAGGTTGTGATGGGCGTGGGCTCCGAGGCCGAGGCCCGCAGCACCTACCTGTCCAACTACTCGAAGGGCTGGACGGGTGACGGGGCCATCACACAGATGACCCAGGACGAGTTCAAGGCCTGGGTGCGTGACCCGAAGCAGACCGCCAAGGAAGCCGCCAAGGCCGGTGTTGGCACGGTGACGCAGGGCACCCGTCACGGTGACGTCACGGTGACGTCACCGCCAGCCGCCGAGCAGGCGCGCACCAAGACCGATGCCGGGCCTGCCATGTACGGGGAGGGCGACCGGCCAACCACGTCCAGCGGGCGGCAGACCGGCCCCTTCCCGAAGGTCGACACCTCGACGAACCAGCGCGCGGCCAACTCGCTCAAGCGCGTGGACGACTGGCTGCTGCGCGAGGCGCGCGAGGAAGCCAAGGGCCACCCCTTCCTCGAGACCCAGCTCAAGGCGATGAAGGGCAACAAGCTGTCGCCATCCGACCGCGACACGCTCAACGAGATCCTGTTCGGTGAGGCGGTGGCGCTCCAGGCCCCGCCGACCACCGCGACCGCGCCAGCACAAGCGGCTGACGAAAAACATGCTTCTTCAAAAACAGAGGGCACCGCGACCGCGCCGGAGCACACGTCGGGCGCCAATGACGACCTCGAGGGGCTATCCCCCGACGAGCTCCGTGAAATGGTCGCGGAGTTCGGGGAGTACCAGCACCAGGACGAGGACAACGGCGTCACCCACATCTTTGACGCACCCAAGAAGGACGAGGTTGTCCGGCTCAAGGACAAGGTGAAGGTCTACAACGCCGAGCATGGCTGGATGACCACCGCCGAGGCGCGGGCAAAGATCGACGAATGGAAGGCGCACGCTGACGCCCAGGGCCGCAAGAGCATCAGCAACAACAACTCGCAGAAGGTCGTGCTGTCGCTGTTCGACCTGACCGGCAAGTGGGCCGAGCCATGGGTGGAGGCGGGCTACAACGTCTGGAAGTTCGATATTCAGGACGACCCGGACATGGGGGACGTCAACAACTTCGACGCCGGATTCTTCGCTGACTGGTTCGGTGACTTCGAGGGCATGGACGTGTACGCCATCCTGGCCGCATGCCCGTGCACCGACTTCGCTGTCTCCGGCGCGCGGCACTTCGCCGCCAAGGATGCCGACGGGCGAACGGTCAAGTCGATCCGACTGGTGCAGCGCACCATGGCCGCCATCGAGTATTTCAAGCCGCCCGTGTGGGCGCTCGAGAATCCCGTCGGTCGCATCGAACGCTTGGGCGGGCTGCCGCCGTGGCGGCTGTCCTTCGACCCCTACCAGGTGGGCGAGACCTACACCAAGAAAACCCTGATTTGGGGCCGATTCAACGCCGACCTTCCGATTGCGCCGGTTGAGCCCGTCGACGGCTCGGTCATGCACAGCAAGTACGGCGGCAAGAGTCAGTCCACAAAGAACGCCCGCAGCGCCACGCCCGAAGGCTTTGCCTACTCGTTTTTCATGGCCAATAACGCCGTGGATAACCCGGTCATGGCGGTGGCGAACAAGTACGATCGACTCGATCCCGAAGCGATCAAGGCCGCGCTCGACGCTGGCGTGACGCCCGAGCAGATCGATGAACTGGTCGAAGATCCGTACTACATGGCCATGGACGACGAGGAGGCCAATCGCCTGCTGCGCGAGGCCGCCAAGAACCCGCCGCCGAAGAATGAAAGAACGGCGCCGCCCGCGAAGG